CACTTTCAGCTTTGGGTCTTTCACCCGCACCCACTCCCCAACAATCACCGAACCGTCCTGCTCAATGAGCGGTATAAGGTTTCGTGCCGCCCGTATCGCTTGCACGACGGCGTTGCCAGCGGAGTAAGCCCCCTGTCCGGTCCGGTGGAATAGTTTGATGTACCACGCAAAATCGGTCCAGTAGGTAAGAAACGTCTCACCCCCTGTGGTCAACTCCGGGGGAGGGAAGTAGGCCGCCGGAACGGAAAAGTGTTGAGGCACATTCCAATAATATGGGGCTGGCCCTCCGGCATTGTTGAGAACATACCTGATGATGCTTGCCATTTCCTGCTCAAGCAAATCCTCACCTCCTTATCCGCCAAAGTATTTGTCAATCCATTCTTGGAGCTTTGCCTCTGCGCTTGCTTGGAAAATCTTCTCGAAAATGCGCAGTGCGCTCTCGAAGTAGTGCTTGCCCTCCACCCAATGCTGTTTCAGCAGCATCCCTGTCTTTGCGGTGGGGTCGTAGATGAAGCGGTGCCCCCGCCAATAGCCAGGGACCCAGCGGCGTTCTACGCCCTTGGTGTTTGTCCAATGGCCGTCGTTCACGTACCCGGCGTAATTCAGGTTTGTCCCGATTTCCAACGTTAGGCCACCGTCGGTCAACTCCCACACATTCCCGTCGTTGCCTCTCTCGAAACTGGCAAGGAGAAGCCTGCTGTCCATGACCTGCCGCCGCACAATCTCGTCCTGGACGACCCGCAGAAAGTCGAAACCTACCCCTTCAAGGTACAGTTCCATCTCCTTGCGAAAATCGCCCTTGGCGGCCCGCTCCAGCCTCCCGAAAAACTCTCTGTACTCACTCATATCAAACTCGACCGAGGCCATTACAGGTGTCGCTCCTCTCCAACCTTCTTGACATAGACGAAAATGTGGTGGCCGCGCACATCGACAGGCTGCTCCGCTGTGTATTCCAGCCCGGTCTTGCAGTCCACGATCCTGTCATTCAGCCGTACATCCGTCCTGGCAGGGAGGGTGAGTTTGATTTTTGCGTCCATGAGGTTTGCCGGGGTCGTCTGGGTAATGGCGATGCTTGCGGACTTAACCCCGAAATGGCAACTCTGTCCGGCGATGTCCGGCGTCTTTGGGTAGCTGAAAGTAGGGGAGGAGGGGAGGCCGTAGCCGGGGCTGGCCGCCCCCTCCTGGGCGTGGTAGATGTCGCAGCTATGGTTGAGTAGCTGTTCTAAACTCATGCCCTTTCCCTCCTTCACAGTTTTCGCATCCGAAGTGTCACCCCGTTGTGCGGCTCCGCTGCAACGAATCCATCAAGCAAGGCCGCAAGGTCGAGGTCCTGCACCATCGCAGAAAACGAAGAATCCCCCACAGAGTAGGCGTAGTCATCGAAGGTCTCCGACTTGAATGCCCCTCCCTTGGTGGTTTTCAGCAGGTTTGCGTGGGAAGCATACGCCTCCGCCAGCAGAATGACAGCGGTTTTTACCGGGGGAGGAATTTCCTCGTAGTCCTCAAACTTATTATGGGTGTAGGTGACAACATACTGCTCTGCCCGCGCGATGTCTACCGCAAGCCGGGTGTCGCTCCGCTGCTGCACCGCTCCCATCTCCGAGTATTCCCGGACCTCTTCCGGGGACACCCACGGCCTGTTTGCCATACCGCACCTCCTGGATCAGTTCTCCTCGCCGTAGTCCGGCAGGTTCTCGCCGTTCGCATCTACGGCGATCTCCTCACCTACGATGGCCTCAATGATCTGCGCCTTTTTGAGGCCTTTGGTCTCGATGCCCATGTCCTCGGCGAACCGTTTGAGGTCGTCCGCTTTCATGTCCTCCAGCTGCTCCCGGTCCAGGTGGCCGGTGATGGTCGGGCCGCCGTCCGCTCCTCCTTTGTCATCAGCGATGAGGCGGAAATAGCCGGAGGCCACCGCCGCATCGGCGGTGGCCTTGTCCTCCACGAGTACATCCGGTTTTTCCCTGGTAGCGTTTACGACGCCACAGTAGGAGCGGCCCTTGCAAAGTATAAGATGATACATCGTTACTCCTCCTTACTTGAGGCCCTTGATGATGGCCGTTGCGTCTGTCTCCTCGATGATGGGGTCGTAGTCCAGGTGGACGACATAGAAGCGTTTATCCTGCATGATGGCCTCCTTGCCCTCAATGGTCTTGCGAATTTTGATGCTGTAGGTGTTGACGACAATGAGGTTCTTGGGGTCGGTCAGAAGGATGGTTGCATCGTCCAGGGAGGGGCATACGATAGTGGGGATGCTGGCGGGGGATTTGTAAACGCTCTCCGGCACAGCGCCGCCCTTCCCGATGACCTGGTTCAGCAGATACAGCTCCCACTCCTGCGCCCGGCGGGGAGACATGAGCCAACGGAGCTTACCGTTGTTGTATTTGTTGGGGAGCTGGGCCAGAGCCTTGTAGAAAATATCAAGGCTCATCCCGGTTGCGCTGCTGGCATCGTAGACATGACCGTTAGTGGAAATCTGCTTGATCCAGCCATCGTTGATGTAGAGGAAGTCGTGGTCGGGGTCGGTAGTCTCGACAGCCTCATCGCCGTTGAGGTAAATGTCCTCAAGGTCAATGCCCAACTGGGTCGTCATGAGGTTTGTGACGATGGTCTCGAAGTTCTGACCCTCAATGTTCTCCCGCAGGGTCTCTTCGGTGATCTCCCAGGGCAGCCGGACGGCGGTTGTGGCATACTCGATCTGGCTGGTGTCCACGCTGGCGCGGTAGCCGTCGTCGGTGTTCTCCACCTTTTTGCGGAGAATCCGGCGGGCAATACCGATCTTATCGACCTCGCCGGTCTTGGCGACACGCATCTCGTGACGAATCAGGGGGCCGAGGTTGGTGGCCTCAAAGGTCTGCTGAATAAACCTCCGGGCCTGCTCCGGGTTCAGCAGACCGGAGGAGAGAGAGGTGGTCTGAATGGCAGCCTTGCGAACGATCTCACTGTTGGTAGGCATATTGGTTTCCTCCTCTTTAACTTAATTACAGAATGCCGTGCAGGTAATGTTCCTCGCCTGCGGCTTTCTCCACAGTCCCGCCGAGGTTGCTGGGAAGGCTCCGGCTTTTCAGCACCGGACCCACCGCCTTTGCCACGGCCGCGTCGATCATCTCCTGCACCTGCGCTGCGCTGATCTGTTCCTCCGGCGGGGTCATGGCCTTGGAGATAGCCTCCCGCACCATCTGGCCGATGCTCTCCGGCGTGATGGCCTCCGGGGTGGGGGTTCCTCCCGCTGCCTTTTCGACAGCTCCTGCGCCCTCCTGGCCGTTCCGGGCAGGCGTGTCCTGCTTCTGGGGGTTCCCGTCCATCGCCTTTGCGATGGCAGAGGCGACGATTGCCTCAACTTCCTGCTTTGTCACTTCTTTTTCCTCCTTGTCCTTGTCGGTTTCGGCGTTTGCCTCCCCGTCATCGTTTTCCGGCTTCTCGGACTTCTTTTCGTCCGGGTCATCCGTATCCGGTTCCGGGTCATCAAACTCCTTGACAAACGCTCCAAGGCTCTCATAGATACCCTGGAGCGTTTCCTTGTTTTTGCCGCTCATTTTCTTCCCGGCCTTCGCAACCTGTTCCGGCCGGCCGGGACGGATCGCCTTGGTGATGCTCTCCTTGCCTGTGAGGATGTCAGTGATAATGGCGTTAAAGTCCTCCAGGTATTCGCGCACCCTGCTCTCGTCCTCTTCAAACTGCCAGCGACCATTATAGGGGTCATAGCGATGCAGGATGTCTTGGAGAGAGCTAAATGCCTGCCAAAATAACTCTCCCTTGCTGCGCTCCGCAAAGAGTTCTGCCATCGCTCCCTTTTCCACCAGATTGAACCCCAGCGCCGCTGCCACCTGCTTGAGCAGCCCTCTTTTCTCGCCAGCGTCTTGCTTGCCCACGCTGTCCAACTGCACATCCTCCTTGCTGTAATTTCCAACGCCGCCCATGCTGAACCCCGTGATCTCGCCCTTTTCAATCCTGGCCCATACAGCTGCGTCGGTGACCTCGACAGTCATAAGCCACGTCCCTTTTCGGATGACCTCTCCGTCAATCTCGAAATCGGCTTTTGCGATCCAGTTTTCAACTACAGTCGCACCTGTCAGTGGTTCAAAACTGTGCTGCAGGTCCACCTTATCACCGTTCTTGGCGTACCAGTAGGCAGCCTTGGTGATTTCCTCATCCGTCATGTAGTTACCTTGGCTGTCCTCAGCCAGCGGCTCGTAGACGATGCCGGTGACGTAGTGGTTCGCTGCGTCCGCCTTGACAATCCTGCCGTAGGTCGCAAATGTCGCTTTGCCATCTTCGGCCTTTTTGAGTAGGAACGTCCTCTTGTTGGCGGCCTTGTCAACGAGGGAGACATATTGGATTTTTGCGTCTGTGATCTCGTATGCTTTCCTCAAGCTCTTGCTCATGGCCCTCACCTCCTTCCGGTGGCTCTTGGAAATATAAAAAGCAGCGCCAACGCTGCTTTTTACCAAAGAATTTCCTTGCTTTCTTCTCCAGTTTCGGGTATAATAACAATAGAGGCTCCCCTCCGCCCATACTGGTGGGGGTGGTAAAGCCTCTATTTTTTGTGCCTATAAATTTTAACCGTAGTGTCGCCGTCTGTGATTACCATTATGTCAAGGCTATCGAAACCGGACCGCTTGAATCTGCTTATTAAGATTCTCCGCAGTTCATCAACGGAGATTTTGTGGTCTCCGTAATCCAAAATGATCCCTCCGGGGTTCTCTTGTATTTGCCTCAAAGCACTCCTAACGGCACTATCGGCAGATTTTGGTGTTGTGGTGGATTTTAACTCCCAAAGACTTCCGTTCCACCTATAATCTGCGGTCTTCACCCCGAAAGAATCAGATTCTGCAAGCAGTTCTACATCTCCCCCAAAAACATCATGCAGGAATTTCGCTTTTGCGATTTCTGCTTGGTGCTTTTTGGCCTTATAGCCCTCGCCGTATATGATCTTCCCCTGTCCAGGAGTTGCTTTCCGGGAATATAGAGCCGTAACATCCGTGCTGAACGGCTCTATGTCAATCCCAGCCCTGGCCCGGTTCTTTGCATCCAATTCCCGCTCCCATGCGTCGTCCATACTCTCGATGGCCTCTTGCTGTAGCCGCTGCCGCTCCTCCAATGAGAGGCCCAGGATATCTTCGTCCACGACAGGCTGGGCGATACAGTGGCAGTTTATGCTCTCCTCCGGGGGAAGGAGGGTGTCGCGGGGGTACATCGGTGCGTATATGCCGCCGTGTATCCCTACCAGTTCAAACGGCTTGTCCACAGGGACACGCTGGCCGTCCATCTCCACATGGTTTAGGCGCGGCTCATTCCGGTATGCCCCTGTGTGCTTCCACATCTTCTCTTTGACCGCCGGGGATTGCATATACGCCTCCTGCTGGGCGACGCTGTGTGCCCGCAGGGCCTCTGTGACAGCTACGCGCCGGGCCTTGTAGTATTCGTCCTCTGATGGCCCGCGTAAATTCCGCAACGCCGGTTCCCGCTGCGATGCCCTTTTCGAGGATGCTCTCTATCTCCCTGTGACTGGTGAGTTGCATAATCGCCCCAAGCTCTTTGCTCCAACTCTCTACCCACGCCAGCGTCCGCTTTGACACCTGCTCCAGCTTGAGGTCCCGGTCGGTCTGAGTGATGTAATAGCCGATGTATTCCGGGAGGAATTCGCTAAAGCTCTCTCTAAACACCGTGGTGAGTTTGCTTTTTGCAGAATCGCCCAGTTTTACCCCCGGCCAAACGTCCGCTCCAAAGGTTTCGAGGTCAACTGCCTTTTCCGCTTCCGCCAGGAAATAATCGGTTTCGCACAGAAGGACCTCTGCCACGCCCTCCTCGATGTCCTGCACATTCCTAAGTGTTTGCCGGGGGGCGTTGAATCACTCCTCCTCAAGCGCATCAGCAAGGCTGTCGTCCGCCTTCTGGATGTACGAGTTGATGGCTTTTAGGAGGGGGCCGCACTCTAAACACATCGTCACTCCTCCTTGTCCATCTTCATGAGCAGCCGCTTGACCTCTTTCATCACAGCCACAACCGCATCGTCACGGGAATTGGCGGCCTTTTCTATTTGGTTCTGGAGCCCCATAGCGATCTGGCCGATGTCAAACTCCTGTGTGGCACCGCTGCGCTGTGATTTGCCGCAGGAGAGTGGAGTGTCGCCCCACTCGCCGGGGTAGTCCTCTGCTTGCTCCCCAAACGCCTCATAGACGATGCGCTTGGCATAGTTTGGGGTCACACCTCCAGCACTGTTACAGACGGTCAAGAGTTTGTAGAGGTCATCCGGGTTAGTGATGTCAGGCTCAAGAAAATACGCCTCGACATACCGAAATTGGTAGCCGTTGAGAAGGCGGTTGTTAATGGCCCACGCAAGGCTCCGGCGTTCTGGCTGGAACACCTGCTCTTCCGTCACCTCTCGCGCTGTCTGTGCTGTGGCCCGATTGAAATCTGTGGTGTAGGCCACATAAAGGTCTGGAAGCTGAAATGCCGACTGTACCTTGCGCCTGTTGTTGTCGAGGTAGTCCTGGAAAAGCTCGTCCTTCTGGAGAATGCTGGCAAGGTCCTTGACTGTGACCTTCGGCTTGTCCTGCTGGTCATAGCCTGTTCGTCCATCGCTACTTTCCGTTTCGGACTGTGACCTTTGGCTTGTCCTGCTGGTCATAGCCTGTTCGTCCATCGCTACTTTCCGTTTCGAGGACGATGAAAGCGTGCTGTCCGGCCTCGCCTTTGATCTCGTTTATGTACTGCTGGAGTTTTGCAAAGCTGCTGTCAGAAAGTGTCCCTCCCTCAACCATAAGCAGCAACGGCGTGTGTCTGCCGTTGACAAAATAGTTGTTGTTGAGGGTTTCCGCCCTCCGGCTGCCATCGACGCCGAGTATCTGGCCTATCCACCGCACCTCTCCATACGGTTCCGTCCCGATGGCAAACTCCATAATCTCGTTAGCTTGATGTTCAAGGTCAAGGGTCTGGCCCTCCTCGATGTATTCCCCGTTCCGTCTGTCCATAACACGTGGGTCGCCAAATTCCTTGAAAAAGACAGTCTTGCCCCCGATGTCTTGCCGGTACTTGCAGTAACGCTTTTTCCGCTCTGTCTGCTGTCCGTGGTGGTAGTAGACCGTCGCAACATACGGATCGAGAGGGCGTGTCTTTTTGATTGTCGGTGTATCTTTGACAAATTCGATTTGCACGACTTCTCCGGCTATATTTCGGATGACTTCAAGATAAGCAATCCCGTAGGTCTCCCGTGCCTCAATGATGTCCTCGAACACCTCCTTGGTGTCCTGTTCGGTGTTCAGCAGCTCTATGATTTCTTTGGCCCTGCCGAACTCCGCTGCCATCTCCGGGGTTTCTTCTGTGTCCTCAATGTATCTTACCCCTATCCCGAACCCCGCGATGTTATTCTTGTAGGCCCGGATGCACTGGGGAAGGATGGTGCTTTGCTTTACCAGATTACACAGACCACGCTGATCGTTCGGTGGGTGAATCCAGTCTGCTGCCGCATAGATTTCTTGTTCCGACACCTGTACGGAGGTATCGGCTTTCTCGACGGGTCCATGGCGCTGTTCCTTGATGATCCGCACCTGCATCCCGGTCTTCGGTTTAGCCACTTGCTTTCGCCCCTCTCTTCTTAGGCGGCTTTACAGGCAAACATAGCAGCAGGACACAGTCCGCCTCGTCCGGGGAGGGCCGCCCTCTTTTTTTCACCGCGTCCTTGCTTTCGATCTTTATTTTACTGGTGTCTGTCAGCCCATACTTCCGTCCAGAAAGCTGGGCCACCAAATCATTGTCGTCCGGGAGAATCAACTCTACAGGCTTTTCACAGCCCTCCTCGTCGTAGGGCTGTAAAAGACTTTTCACTATCGACATCATGTAGGTGGTACTATCGTAATAGTATCTATGCCTGATCCGCTGGCCGAACTTCACTGGGTAAATCTCCATCCACCAGAAACGTTCCGGGGCGTTGCGTTTCACCTGCTGGAGACGGTCTACTACGCCACCCCCAACGCCGCCATCATCCACCTTGATGGGGATGGGGGCCATGAGCTTATACCGCTGTACCAGCTCCTCCCCAAGCAAAATAATATCGTCTGCTGTCTTCATCGTGTCTTGCCACTGCCGCTTGCGGTAGAAAGTAACCTTTTCGTCTACCTTGTATCCAATCACGGTCTTATCGTCACCAAACCGGGCCACATCGCACCCGATATGCACCGTTAGAGGGTTTTGCCTGGGGGTAAACTCTGTTTGGATGGACTTTTCGACAAGCGAAAGAGGGATGTAGATGTCGTCCTCCTGGAGGGGGAACTCTCCAGCGACACGTACCCGGAACACATCGCTGTCCCTCCCGTACATTCTGGCGATGGTGTCGATAAAATCTTTCGACACCCGCCCGCTTTTCCTCCCGTCGATATGGATCGTCTTATAGCTGGCCCTGTTTTTGTTGTGGCTGTCGTAGAAAAAGCCGGAAAGTTGCGTTGGGTTGCCACACATCAAAAGCCTGGCTCCTGGTGTTGAGAGGGAGCCAAGGACCGGCTCGAATATCTGGTCATCCACACCGCTCGCCTCGTCGATGATGTACAGGACATGGTCCGCATGGAACCCTTGCAGGGCATCCGGCTTGCTGGCCGTCCGGGCCGCCGCAAACCATTCCTCCGAGTAGCCCCGCATATAGACCTTTTCTTTTGTCCATATAAGTTCGTCGGAGAGAGATGGGTTGTGCCTTATCCACTTGCTGACTTCCGCCCATAGAATGTCAAACAGCTGATGCTGTGTTGGGGCCGTGCAGGGGACCTTCGGGAACGGTCGCGTCATCATGAACCAAATGATCGCCCATGCTTCGACCGTGCTTTTCCCGACACCGTGGCCGCTGCGGACGGTCGTCATGCTGTTGTCTACTAAACTGCGGAGTATTTGCGCTTGCTCTGGGTCCGGGGTGGCCCTTATAACATCCTTCACAAACTCGACAGGATGGCTGCTGTAAAACAGAATGGCCCGCTCTAACTCATTCATCGTCGTCCTCTCTCCTTTGGAACGCCGAAATAATTGTGTTTGCAAGGGTCGGTGCTTTGGTGTCATCTGCCGCCGCCACTACCTGCTGAATGCTGGAGGCCCTGTTTGCCGTTTCGAGCTTTGCGCCCTCTGCGATGAAGCGAAGAATCTCCTGCGGGGTCAACTCGCTGATGTCCAGCTCATTGAGTGCTTGCACCGCCTTTTTTTGCAAGAGCATGGCCGTTTGAATCTGCCGCTCTTGCATCTGCTTTACCGCTTTTTGGGCCTGTATCAGTTCTTGCCGTTTTAACTCGTTGTCGTATGCCCGGCAACGCTCCTGCCACTTCCATGCACTGCTCCACCGTCGGATAATAGTGTCGCTTTTGGATAACGCTTGGGCAACCTTTCGACAACTACGTTCCACGCCCATTTTTAGGTAGGCATCAAAGGCTTCATACGCCTGTGCGCTTTCCCCCGGCTGACGCTCCCATGGCTTTTCACCTTTGCTCCATCTCGCCACGGCCCTCCTCCCCTTTTAGCGCGTATTTGTAGATGATGTCGCCGTTTTTGTCCCGGCCCGCAGGGACCAGGATACCTCCGTACTCCTTGGCCGGACTTGTGCCTTTGCCAGGGTTGTTCCAGTTATCCCGGAGAAATTGCGCCATTGTGGTGTCATAGTTTAGGGCACGAGCCCTGTTACTTCCAGTGTTGTAGCCCGCCGCACCACACCACGGGAAGTCGAAATACCGCCCAATGTCAGCGGCGATGTCGGAGAAATGGACCTCCCCCTTTTCACGGGCGATGATAATCGCTTGCCCAATATGCCCCTGCTGGCTTACCTGCCATTCCGGGGGAACGCCGCAGCAGTTACAGGCATCGTTGCACTCCCGGCAAAAGGCATCGCTGACATGGAATCTCATGCCAAGGCTGTGGGCGCATTCCATCATCTCCCGGATGATGGGGGCCTTGATGCCTCGGTTGAGCCGCTTATAGCCGTGCTGCCTGCTGTTCTCCATGTAATACCTGTGGATGTCAAAGCCACAAACCTTGCTCATTTCGGCGTAGCGTTTCTTGAGGTCAGCGTTGGCTCTGGCCTCCATGCAGAAAAATTCTGTCGTCATACTGTCTGCCCCCGCCTCATGGGCCATAGATATGAGGCGCTTGAAATCCGTTGACACCCCAAGAATAAAAGGCCGCAGGCGGAGTGTAACGTGTACCCCCCTGTCGGCCAGCCGCTTAATTGCCGCTATCCGCTCTTCCGGGGGGGGCACACCGCGCTCGATCCGCCGGGCCTTTTCCTTGTCTGCTGTGATGATTGAGATTTTTACGTGCCAGTTATGTGTGTGCCGGGCGAACAGCTCCATGTACCGTTCGTCCTCTGTCCACCACGCTGCCTTTGTGCTGAAAGACAGGGGATAGTCGATCCTGTCGAAGTACCGCAGCAGCTCCAGCGTAATGCCGTGCCGCCGTTCCCATTCGTCGAACTGGTCTGCCAGGCCGCCCCACTGCATGATCCGGCGGTTCTGGATGTAGGGGAAGAACTGCAATTCAGTCTTCGTGACAGCCTGCCGGTCATTCTTCATCGCACTCTCAAAGAGGTTGATGACCTTCCGGGGGTTTACGCACCTGGGCCTGCCGCCCTTGTATCCGTCTAAAGTGTGACTTTTCTGGAAGTACGAAAAGCAGTACAGGCAGTTGTAGGCGCATTTACTGTAAGTGTCAAAGGTCATTGGCATGGAGCAGTCGGGGATCTCCATGGTCCACCGGGGGGAGGCATAATCTTGCTTGAGATGTTCTTTTTCCATGTCTTACCCCTCCACACGGATGACGGTCGTATTGCTGCCCTCCCGAATTTGGTCTTTGTAGCCCTCTTTTTCTGCCCACTGCGTTGCCAACTCTGCGCTTGCGAACACCAACGTTACGACATAGCTTCCGCCGACGATGGTCTCCTCCTCACTGTCGTCCCAGTCGCCGTAGTCGGTGTCATCGTCCAGGCCATCGTTGCTCGCAAGGATGACAGCGATTTCCTCTGCGGAGAACCCGCTGGCGGTGGCGACCTCATAATCGTAGCCGCTCAAAATCTCTTCCAGTTTGTCGTAGTCCCACTGGCCCTTGATTTTGTTGAGGGCAATATTCAGCAGCTTCTCCTCTTTTTCGTCGAGGTCTACCACGGAGCAGGGGACGCTTTCGTATCCCATACTTTTCAGCACGGCAAGCCTCTGGTGACCCCCAACAACATTACCGGTCCTTTGGTTCCAGACGACCGGCTCCACATTCCCAAACTGTTCGATGCTCGCCTTGAGCTTTTCCCACTCCGGCATTCCCGGTTCCAGGGCGATACGCGGGTTGTACTGCGCCGCATTCAGTTCTACGATGTTAATTTCCCGCACCATAGTCCAGGCCCTCCATTCTGATTGTGATATTTCGATTCATCCCTATGTATTCCAGGTCGATGCCGCGGTCCTTCAGCCACTTCTCCGCAATCTCCTTCGTGGGGAACGAAAGGAAGATGTTGAAATCCCGTCTTGGCGGCTCCTGCTCCTCTGCGGCCCCCTTCTCGACCCCGCCGCTGCCCTCTTCTGCGACGTCGTCCTCCTCCGGCTCGTTGTCTCCGAGGTCCGGGCCGTAGCCGCCATCCTCGAACAGGCTTTGCAACTCCTCCTCGGAAAAGCCTGTGAATTTGATGTCTACTGCGGAAATCTCACCGAAAAGAGCCTCCAGCTTTTTGTAGTCCCACTCGCCCTCAATTTTGTTCATGGCGATATTGAGGAGTTTTTCCTGGTCCTCGTCCAGCTTGACGAGAACGACCTCGACCTCCTCAACGCCCATCTCCAACAGGACATTGAGCCGCTGGTGGCCGCTCACCAGATTGCCGGTCGCCTCGTTCACGATCAGCGGTTCCGCCACCCCAAACCGCTCCAGGCTGTTTTTAAGGGCCTCGTACTCTGTGTCCCCCGGCTTGAGTGTTTTCCGGGGATTATATTCCGCCGGAGTGATCTCCGTCAACTTCATAATTGCCGTTTTCACTTTGGGGCGCCTCCTTTTTTCTGTGTCGCTTTCGCTTTTGCCCAGCGGACAAACTCCTCTATTGTGACCTCTCTTTTGGGCCTGCCGCAAATTTTCCGGTACATTCCATAGTCGATGTCGGAAAATTTATAGCTGCCATCTTCAAAGGTCTGGGTGATCTTTAGATAGTCCCGCATAGGGTATCTTCTGAGCAGCGCATATTCTTGGGCGGCAAGCCTGCGCCGGTTGCCATCGTTCCTGATAACGCTGTTCACCACATCATCCACGAACGCATAGGCCAGGCAGGGGATTTGGAACATATCGCAGCCCCTTTTGCATATCTCGGCCACAAAACCAACATCGTCCCCTGTTTCGTCGAAGTCAAGGTTCCGTTTCACCCCCCGGAGGGTAAGCTCCTTTGCGTTTACAAATGTCACCTGCCTTGGTGTGGAGCCTTTGTTCACCACATAGGCCATTTGGCTGGCAGGGAAATTCGAGGCGAACCGTACCCGGTGGAAATTTCCAAGGACGCTCCTGCTCTCCTCGAACGCCATCCGTGCGATGCTACATCCCAGCCTTATGATCTGCGAGTAGTTGGTCTCCTCGGCCTTTGAGAGGTGATCGCCTGCCGGGTCATGGAACACGTACTTGAGTTGCGTGATGTCGTCGTCCATGTCGATGAAATAGGGCTTTCTCAACGTGGAGATGACATAGTCCTGGATGTACTGCCTTGTTCCAGCCAGACCGTGTACCTCTGGCAAAGCAACGATATTGACGGTCGGGAAGCTGGCCCTGTATGCCTGCTCCTGTTCCGCCCGCACAAAGACATGGGTGTTCGCCTGCAATTCCGCATCGCACTTCTCGATGATACCCGTGATGGTCTTGTTTTCTTTTCTGTCCCACCGCTTGTACGACGGGATGCAGATAGGGAAGGCACCCCACCTCCGGGCAAGCAGTTTCTCCATCTGCGGCTTCTCAATCATGGCCTACCTCCCATTCCCGCCGAACGATCTTCGCAAGCGGTTTTGTTCTTGCCCTAACCGTTGCATAGTCCTGGGCCGTAGGTTTTGGCATCTTCACCTGGCCCCTTGCGTCCGGTAGGAGCCCTGGTCTTATCGGCTTTGCCGTACAGATGCTGCACGGATAGACCGCCCGTCTGTCGCCCACCATAAGAAATCGCCTCGCACTCTCCAGGCGTCCGTGGAAATACGCCTCGTGAAGTGTTTTGCAGTCCAGGATATTCGTGACAAAGTATTCCCCACGGAAATCGTTGCAGCATATTGCGACGTTCCCGTCCCACCGCACATAAAAATCACGGAACAGAATGGCGCACTTTGCTTCGAGGGGCTTCTTCGCCGCCCGCATCCCGGCTCCACAGTGATTATTGAGTTTCCGGCTTGCCGTGTTTCCGTCGCCATCTATCGGCGGGGTAATGCAGATTCTCTGCTGGCTGACCTTTTTGGCTGCAAAAAGGGGCACCCCATTTCCTTGCTCGAAAATGGGGAACCCCCTGCATATAGGGTCACTCCTGACAAATTCTCCAACCCTGCTGTCTCTATATTCGTCGAACACAAGGTCATTTAACCCGGCGGAGAAAAGGGCTGTCGCCATCTACGGGGGCTTTGCGAAGATAGTCCCATTCGTGCACAGACGGATC